TCCACTTGCGCGAGATCTGTAGTCTGGTCGATGCGCTTTTCCTCAAGGTCGAGCTTGCGGTCTTCCAACGCCATTTGAAGGCGTTCTTTGTCTGTCGTAATGAGGTCGCCCGCGACCTTGCCCACGCCTTCAATTATTGACCCTATCCCAATCAAATCCATTACTTGAGTCCTGCAAGAGTGCGGTTGATCCAACCGAGTAAGAACTTGGATTGCCCTCGGTCCTTGTTACAGATTTGAGCGTACCTGCTGATTTTGGCAAGAGCGTAGGCTGGCAGGAACTTTTCAGCCGTACAAATGTTTAAACGCTCGACGGTTTTTGCGCCGATTGCGCCGTCTGGGGTGACGCCGACGATGAGTTGGGCGAGCTTGGCTGCGACTCCGACTCCGGTGTTGACGGAGAAATTGAATATTGTCTCGGCAATAGCTTGGTTCGCAATGTCGTCACCTCGGACACGATCCCAAAAATGAGATTTATAGAATTCGCGGACCAAAGGCGTAGCTGACCCAAAATCTTTGCGGTCGATGTGCTGCCACCCCGCCCAGTCTGGGTTTGGTTTTCTGGCAATCCCTGCATACGTTTGTCCTCCCCGGTCGCCCGGAATGTCAGTTAGTTGGTATCCACCTTCGTCGTGGATCATTTTCTCAAAGGCAGGATTGAAGTCAGCCATTATTTCCTCGCCATCCGATCTTCGATAATGCTGATGTGCTTTTGGTTTTCGTGGATCATGTCGCGGTTGTGCTGAATTTCTTTCTCAAGCTCTTGCCGTAATTTTTCCCTCGCTAGTTCCGCGCCAGAGTTCACGGCTTGCTTGTTGTCGGATGTAACAACGAGGGAGATTTTGGCGTTAAGTACAGTGACCTCATGGGTCAACTTGTCTAGCGCGGACATTAGGTACACCACACAGGTGAACAAAATCGGCAGCACGGCGAAGGCGGTCTTCTCAATAAGCTGACTCTTGGCTTCAAGTTTCTCACTCATGCTTTATCCTTCATCTTGTTGATGATCTCGAATGCAGACTTGACTTTTTCCTCAAGGACTGCTACTCGCAAGTCAAGCTTGGACAGCACAATGATGAGCGTCACGATACCAAGCAGCACCGGCCATGCTTTTAGAAAGAGTTCAACTAGCTCCATCACCGTGCCTCTTGATATACTCGTCCCGAAGGAACGTCACCTTTTTGCGCCCGTCATGTTTCTTGACTCTACCCAAGGCTGGCGGGTTGTTCAAGTATTCTGCGGCCCGCAGGATCATATCCGGGTCATCATCAAAGCTACCTAGCGCTGTATTACATCGTATACACAAAATTCCACGAACATCATCAGAGTCGTGGCAGTGGTCTACAGCAAACCTGTACTGCTTGAGTTTGAGGGGGTTGTCACAGATAGCACAATTATACCCCTGAAGTTTCAACAGGAAGTCATAATCTGACGGTGACAACCCAAACCGGTCAAGCCGGTTTACGTCTGACTTGCACGCGCTACAGAGAAAATAGTTCCTACGCCCATGGATAATAAGGTCTTCTCGGAGAAACTCTCCACGGCAGACAGCGCAGAACAGCATTGGAATACCCCGGTGGGTCGCACCGGGGCCTGACCTTAGTTATCGGTCTGTTCGTCTTCTTCAGACTTTTCTGACTCTTCTTCAGCCATAACAGCAACGTCGAAGTGAGCGTCAACCGTGGCCGAGAACAATTCAGTCAGCGTGAAACGGCTAACACCGTTAGCATCTGCAACGGCATAGGTAGCAGCGATCAAAGCCTGCAACGCGTCAACCGGCTCCAAACCTTCAAGAACTTCAATAATTTGGTCTTTCATGAAAAACTCCATTTGTTGGTAGGGTGGGAGCACCCCGGCGGGCGAGTGACCCCTTTAAAATCTTACAGTTTACAGAAGACAGAAAGATTACTTTACTGAGGTGTTCCTACAGTGTAGTAACGGGGGAGGTTAGAGAAGAAACGGCGCTAGTTAAACTGGAAAAGTGGGCCAAACAATGTTTTCTGGAAACCCTTGTTGTTGAGGAACATCCCTTAATTTCTGTCTGTATTCCAACCAAGAATCAATTTCAGCTTGGGAAAGTCTAGAAGCGGAGGAAGGCAACTCAATCCAATCTGATTTCATAAGCAAATCATTTCGCTCGGTTCTTTTTTTGATAAGTGAAATAGCAAGTTGATTTTGTATAAATCTTTCTTTGTCTATTTCAAATTGCAATATTTCTTCTGGCGTTGCATCCCGAATTACGCCATCGACACATATTTTAAAAGAGTTATTTTCCATTATGCAAACCCATAAAGTGCGTATGTACCGTTGGAACCAAAATTACCAGCCGCAACACTAATATAAATTCCTGTAATGCTGCCTGTATTTTTATAACCAAAACTAGTCAAGAGTCCGGCACCATTTGGATATGTATTTGAAGAAATAAACCCACTTGTACCTAATCCATTTACTCGATTTATATCCATAATTATTGAATTTGGTGAGGTAACAGAAGAAGTACCACTCATTATAGGAATAGACGGCTGAGTAGTTGCATCACCAACAGTATATGTAGACGCATTTAATGTCATCTGCTGATAAGCGTAATTACTACTGCCATCAACAGAACCGCCGGTATAAAATTGAAACGAAACAGGGTAACCACTGCCAAAGGTCGAAAGAAGGTTTGAAAAAATAAGTCTATAATTGGTATATGTGTTGCTAAGACCACTTGTTAGAGCGAATGCACTTACAGCTCCCACACTACCTGAAGATATTAAGGTAAGTCCGCTTGAACCACCCGTCGCAGAGATCGTAATTCCACCTGCACTGTTGGTGATTGTTATCCCAGTACCCTCGGTCAAAGTTGCTTTTGTTAACGTATTCCCTGTGCTGTTCCCAATCAGTAACTGCCCATTGGTGTATGTTTTTTGTCCAGTACCACCCGATGCTACTGCTAACTCGGTTGACAATCCGGCAGCGGTGCCAGTCGTGTTTTGATTCAGCGTTGGGATATCCGCAGCGACAATTGCTCTAAATGTAGGAGCGCCAGCGGAACCATTGGGTGCAGCTAAAACGTAGTTTGCTGTTTTGGAAGCGTAGGGATTCTGGGTGTCCCCGTAGCTGGCCGCCAAGCTAATCGCAGGAGTTGCACCCCCAGAAGAAGAAACAGGAGCACTCCCTGTTACAGAAATGACCGTACCTCCAGATCCCGTCGCAGAGATCGTAATTCCACCTGCACTGTTGGTGATTGTTATCCCAGTACCCTCGGTCAAAGTTGCTTTTGTTAACGTATTCCCTGTGCTGTTCCCAATCAGTAACTGCCCATTGGTATACGTTGTTTGACCCGTTCCACCGTTTGAAACCCCAAGAGTTCCAGCGTTAATTGTAGACGCTGACGTAGAAGCAACCTTTACGAAGTCCGAGCCGTTCCAAGCAACAATTGCCTTTTCACTGGCAAGGAGCGTTACTCCCGTCGTGGGTCCAGCGCCAACAATCTTGACCGTGTACGTTCCTGACGTATTGTTAATTATGTAGGCTTTGCTTGCTGCCGGGGCCGTGATGGTGATATTGGCCGACGCCGGGGACGCAATGATGATGGCGTACTGCGAGGACGTAGACCCGAGGCTTGAGCCGGTCGTTTTAGTCAGCGTGGTATCCGCAGTAACAGTAACAGCCCCAGCAATTGAAGAATCGAGATACGTCGAGATGTAGTTATTAACCGTGTCGCCCCACGTACCTGACAACTCCCCCGTGGCGGGGAGGGCAAGCCCTAGAAGCGAGGTATATGAAGTAGCCATTTCAAATCCTTAGATGTCGGTCCAGTTCGGCGTTTGGCCTGTGGAGATTGTAGACCAGTTTGGGGTTTCAGTATTGCTGATTGCTGCCCAGTTTGGTGTTTGCGTAGTTGTTACAGATGTCCAGTTTGGAGTATCCGTGTTGTTTATTGCAGCCCAGTTTGGTGTTTGTGAGTCATCAATCAAGTTCCAAAAGAACGTGGCAATAACAGAATCAGAGATCCCAGCGGCTTCGGCAATAGCCGCAGAAAACGTCCGAGTAGCTGATAATATGTCTTCGCCATTTGCTGCTTCAAAAAGACTGGTCGCAAAAGTTTGTGCAGCGGATACCGCGTCAATACCACTAGCCGCTTCTGAGAGAGCAGACACAAATATTTGTGCAGCAGAGATTGCATCAACGCCGCTTGCAGTTTCTGAAACAGATCGAACAAAAATAGCGGAAGCGCCAACACTATCAACACCACTTGCGGCTTCTGCAACAGCCGAGACAAATAGCTGCGCTGCGGATATAGAGTCAACACCACTTGCCGTTTCTGCAACGGCGCGGTCATAGACAGATCCTCCCCAAGCGGATACGCCCCACCCACCGGAACCCCACCCGCCTTCAGCCACGCTTCCATCCTTTAGGTAGCAGTCAAGCTAAATGTGTACGTCACA